GATGTAACCACTTTTTAGGAATTATCATAAGATCAAAGTCACAAATACACACTCGAGGTTGATCTTTTTTATTAAGTTTTTTGTCTTCCATAGTGTAAATGTAAAAAAAATCCACTAACTTTGTATTATAACTACAAAAAAAAACAACAAAAAAGATGAAAGGATTAACTGAATTTTCAAAAGAAGTACACCAGAACAACGTAGATAAAGGCTTTTACGATAAACCAGTAGAAGTAGGAACGCATCTAATGTTAATCACTTCTGAATTAGCAGAAGCATTAGAAGCAGACAGACATAAAATATCAGCAAACGTAGAAGCTTATTACAAAGACATAGAAGCAGGACAAGAATTTAAAGAAGCTTTTAAAAATAACATTAAAGATTCTTATGAAGATGAAATAGCAGATGCTTTAATTAGATTATTAGATCATTGTGGGTACAGAGGTATAGATATAGCATTTCACGTTAATGAGAAGCTTAAGTACAACAAGACAAGAGAACATAGACACGGTAAGACGTATTAATTAAAAACATTATGAATAAAGGATTGAAGGGGGTTCACGAGAAAGATCCTTTTAAAGATATAGCGATGATTTCTGATAAAGAATTTGTACTAACATTATGTCAGTTAAATAAGACTGGTTTAGTTATGTATGAGTATTTAATTAGAAATGGTTATGTTTACAAGGGTATGTTTCTTATATCCTATAAAGACTTTATGGCTGAAATGAAACTACGGTCTAAAAAAACTTATTACAATGGCATAAATAATCTTGTTGACTGGGATATTCTTGCTAAGAGCGAAGACATTAGTTTCTTTTATTTTAATCCTAAATTTTTTACTTGGTTATGAAATTATTAATTTTTAGATTAACAGATACAGAGATTGTAGTAGATCATCAACTATTTGTTAAAAGCAAGCACGGTGTATATGTAGCTGAACGCGAAGAACTGAGAGGTCTTAATGTATTCAGAAAGCATATAGACTTATTCTTAAGAGCAGAAGAAAAAAGAAATAAGGAGCAGTTTGAATTAGAATTAACTAATATGTTAATTGACTGCAATATAAATTACTTAGGCAACTATAGAAGCAACTAATATGTTTGGAACATTAATAGATGTAGGAACAGATGGAAATGTCTTTATTCAAGATAAGGGCGTTTCTTTGATACCATCCTTATGGGCCGTATACAAAAAAAAAGGTATGGGTTCTGATATGGTAAGGTGGATTGTTATGGTTGATGATTATAAATCTCCTTATAGAAAGAAACCTTTAGATGAAAGGACTGAACTTGTAACTAATATCGTTTATGGTAAGCCTAAAAATAAGTTATGCGAAGATGAACTTGTTGTTGCTGCAAGAGAAGAATATGCACGTATGCAGTACGATCCTTTGATTGATCAGTATAATGCTATGTCCGATCAGATATATAAAATGACTAAGGTATATAAGACTATAGTACCCACTAAAGAAAACTTAGAAGAGATTAACAATATTCAAATTCAAATGGGTAAAGCTTCTAAAGCTCGTGATGATATAAAAACTTTAATTATTAAAGATCAAGAGTCTGAAGTTAAAATTCAAGGAGCAGGAACAGAAGATTTCTCTATGTTTGAAGAAGAAGAACGTTACAAAAGAAAATGATTGCTGCTCTTAAATATTGTCCAGTACTTACTGATAGGGAATATCCTAAACTTAGGACTGGTACTATTGAGTACCGTAATTGGTGGAAAATACAAAAGGATAGAATACTAAATGGTTATAAGCCAACAGGTGGAACTTGGATACCTGGAAATTACTATTTCTATTTAAACTTTGGAAAGATACATGGTTTGCCTGAAGGTTCTCAGAGAAAAACTATGATTAGTCCTATTTATAGGGATCAAGATCACGAGTACTTTGAAATGGTAAGTAACTGTAAGAAGGAAGGTAAAGGAATGATTGTTCTAAAAGCAAGACGTAAAGGTTTTTCTTTTATGAATGTAAATATATTACTGCACGAATGGACTTGCTTTCCTCATAGTGAAAATGGATTAGGCGCACAGAAAGAGGAATACGTACAGGATTTTAGAAAAAAGTTATTACTATCTTATAATGAGTTGCCAAGTTATTTGAAAAACGCTATGCTACATAATAACGAAGATATTATGATGTCAGGGTATAAGCAAAAGGAAGGTGGTATATGGGTAGAAAGGGGAATGAAATCTATGATTCATTTTAGAGTTATGGATAAGCCCAATGCTTTTCGTGGTACATCACTTAACTATATGATATTTGAAGAAGCAGGGGAGTTTGTTAAACTACGTAGATCTTATCAAGCTAATGAGGAGTGTTTTCGTGAGGGAGCTATTCAGTTTGGTACACCTATTATTGGAGGTACTGCGAATCAGATAAACGTAGATTCTGATGACTTTATGGAAATGTTTTATAATGCTTCTGACTATAATCTTGTTCCATTATTTATTCCTGCTTCTAAAGTTTACGTAGGTTACTTTGATATGAGTACTGGAATATCTGATATTAAAAATGCTGAGTTAGATATTTTAAGAAGAGCTGAAGCTAAGAAGAATGGTAATGTAATGGAGAACTACTATGCTTTTTTACAGGAGATGCCATTAAAGCCTGAAGATGCATTTACTAAATCAGGCTCTTGTCCATTTGACTTAGAAAAAATTAATGCACAGGTAGCTAATATAAATACTAACAAGTCAATGCAGTTAGTACAAAGAGGAAGATTAGAGTGGCCAAAAGTTAGTGGTAAAAGACAGTTTGGTGGTAAACCTATTTGGGTTATGGATGATGGCACTATTGATGAGGAGAATCCTGATAGAGATAAATTTCCATTTGAAATTGTTGAACATCCAATTGATGGATATAAAAACATTCACGTTGCTGCTGTCGATCCATATCATATTGATGATGAGTTTGAAAATATAAAGACTACTAAGAAGAGTGTAAAAGATTCTAAGTATCGTTCAAAGGGTTCTATGTGCGTATACAGAAGGTTTGTTAGCACGAATGTTGTTGGAGAATTACCTGTAGCTTTTTATACAGATAGACCTTATAGCAAGGAAGATTTTTATGAAAATTGTTTAATGATGGCTATCTATTATGATTCTCCAATACTTGTTGAATATAATGATGATGGATTTTTAAAATACTTTAGTAAACAAAAAATGTTAAGATATTTAAAAGAAAGACCTCGTTCTGCAGATAGTCCTTGGAGTCAGGCTACTAATAAATATGGAGTGCATATGAAAAGTTTTCAAAAGAAGTTAGTTACCGAACTTGTTGATGAACATATTAAACATCACTGGGAAGATATATACTTTATGAAATTACTAAATGAATTTGTAGTTTACGGAAAAGAAAATACGGATAGAGTTATGGCTTTTGGTATGGCACTTATTCACGATATGGATGCAACAAGGACTATTGTAAACGAAAAAGATCAAGAAAAAAAAGATAAAGACTTTATCCCTCATTTTCAATTAGATAAAAATGGACATGTTGTTTCAATTTATTCAGAAAAAAACGGTAAGTTTGATAATAAGAGTAGAAATGCTAACTTTGATTACAACTTTGAGTAAGTGAGAATATGGAGTTTCCAAGACAGAATATACCTGATAGCAAGAAAGATAAGAAGTGGCATATGGACTGTGTTGATTTCTTTCTATCCCAGCAACAGATAGAAACGTATGTCAGTAGCAAGACTAAAGATTACGAAAACTATTTAATAGCTTCTGGTGAATTTAATAAAGATCAGTTTAAGTACATAACAGATATGTATGGTATGACTGCTCCTGCTCGATTGGTTAACTACCCATTGATGCAAAATAAGTTAGACTTGTTGGCCGGTGAGTTAATTACACAGCCTTTACAATATACAGTTAATGTAATTAATAGAAATGCTATTCGTAGAAAAACAGAAGAGTTAATTTCTATTGCTGTTGAAACTATATTAAAGCCTGAAAGAAAAAAGATTGAACAGGTAACTAATACTCCTATACCTGATGAAGACTTAGGAGAAGAGATACCTAAAGATGTTGAATCGTTTATGAAGATGAACTTCAGAACGAATGTAGAAAAGCAAATTAGCGTAGGATTAAAGTATCTTATTGATAGATGGGATTTTAAATCTACATTTAAAAGAGCTTTTTATGATTTACAGATTACTAATAAAGAATTTTTTAGATTATATATAAAGAATAAAACTCCATACGCAGAAAGGATTGATCCTCGTCAAATGATTTATGATCAAGATGGTGATAAAGAATCTTTGCAGGACTCGTTATATGCAGGCGTTGACAACTGGTATACAGTCAACGAAATTATGGATAGGTTCGATCTAACGGCAAAAGAAGTCGATGAATTAGAAAAACTTGCAAATCAAAAGTCTCAATGGTATAATGACAATAACGCTAATAATAGTTATATTTCTCCTGACGGAACAAATGGATTAAGAATTAGAGTTGTTGATATGCAATGGAAAAGTATCAAAATGATTAACTATAAGGTTAGTCCTAATAAGTTTGATCCTGAATCTGATTATTTAAAGATGCTTCCTGATGACTATAAGGCTAAGGCTGGCGAGCAAATTGTTAAAAGAGCTATTACAGAAATTAGACAGTGCATTAAGATTGGCCACGAAATGGTTATTCAATATGGTGCTAAGCCTAATCAAATTAGATACGAGGAAAATTACTCTAATGCTAAGTTAGATTTCTACGGTGTTATTAGAAATAATTTTTCAGGTACGACATTATCTGTCGTTGATGCGTTAAAGAATATTCAGTTGCTATATAATATAGTAATGTTTCATATTGATGGTGCTTTGGCAAGATCAGGTGGAAAAGCTATTGTTTATGACGTATCACAAAAGCCTAAGAATGTTCCTATGTCTGATGTAATGTATCACGCTAAGAACTCAGGCCTTATTATGATTAACTCTAAACAAGAGGGTGGTCAATTAAGTACATTTAATCAATGGAAGGATGTTGACTTTACATTAAGTCAATCTGTTAGTCAGATGATAAACCTTAAGATGATGCTTGAGGAAACAGCAGATAAGATTACTGGTATTACTGCAAGTAGAGCAGGTGTAAATAAAACAAGTGATGCTGTTGGAGTAAACGAAAGAAGTGTAATGCAATCTACTTTAATTACAGCTCCTTTGTTTGACATACACTTTAAAATAGTATCTGATGTATTACAAGGATTAGCTAACCTAATGAAGTTTTGTTGGGGAGAAGAAGGTTATATGGTAAACGTATTTGGAGATATGGGATACGAAATGTTTAACATTGATAAAGCAATCTCTCTTGATGAGTATGGTATCTTTGTTAAGAATAGTTCTAAAGAACTTGAAAGAAAACAAACTATGATGAGTTTGATTAACAACTTCTCAAGTACCGGTGCATTAGATCCTATCGCTACTATAAAAGCTGTTAATGGAGAAACTGCAAGTGAGTTAGAAGAAATACTTACTTCAGGATTAGCTTCTGTAAAAGCTTCTCAAGTAGATTTAGAAGAAAGAAAAGTAGCTGCTCAAGAACAAGCTAATCAAATAGAGGCTCAGAAAATTCAAGTACCTCTTGAAGTCGCTAAGGTTAAAGCTGATGCAGATATGAAGGTAGCTAAACTTGATAGCGATACTAAGTTGGCTATTGCTAATGAGCAGTTAGATTACGCTGAAGATTCCATGGATGTTAAAGCAAAACAGGAGATGGATAAAATGATGTTGGAACAAGCTAATGCGGATAAGTCACCTATGATGAACGCAAAAGGAATGGAGTCAAAAGAAATGGAAGAAGGAGAAGAAATGGAATCAGAAGAAAAAAGTTAAATAAATAAAGTAAAGTAAAATGGAAACAACAAGTAAAAACAATGATGCCCCTGTTCTAAATGTGAACGAGGTAAATTCAGGATCTTCTTTGGTTGAAGGATTAAACGAAGCAAATGAAAACAATAACAGTCAACCTGAAAAAGATGAAATGTATATCGATGTATTCGATCCTAAAGCATTTGCAGCTAAAGACAGTTCTACTAATGACAATATTGGAAGTGATTCTAATAATGATTCAGGTAATACTGATGATGATTCATTGGGTCTTTCTTGGCCTGATCTTTCTGATAGTATTATTAATAGTGATAATAAAGATG